AGCATTGCCTCGTCTCCTGTGGTGTCCGCCATAATGAAGGACTCTTGTCCGGAATAGTCGATGCTGATGAAACGGTTGCCTGGTTCAGAAGTAAAGCAGGCACGTGTTCTGGCATCGCGTGGCAGGTTCAGCAGGTTCACACTCTTGCTCTCATCAGAGCCTGAGCTGATTCTTCCTGTACGGGTGCCGAACTGGAAGTAGTTGGTGTGTAATCTACCAGTGCTCCTGTCTATTTGGTCAAGAAAGTTGTTGCCGTAGGTAGAGGTTACCTTAGCTGCTTCTTTGTAGGCAAGGTACAACGGAATGAGGGAGCACTCGTTCTTATGTTTAGTGAGGCTCTTTGCGTCAACGTCTTCTACATCAACACCAAGTTTACGGAACAGTGCACGTACTTGGTCTGGAGAATTCCAGTTAATCGAGACTTTAGGTGTAAGGTCATATCCGGACCATAAGTCGCCTTCTCTGTTGATGTTTATCAAAGGCATTTCTTTGGTTTTGCTTTTCGGAAACTTCCTTACCTTCATGTAACCATCGGAGCGGTACCAGTTGACGCCATCATTTCTTGCAATCTTATACTCTTCTGCAGTCATGTCCTTAACAGCCTTCAACTCATAAGGGTCTTCGCCAAGTGTTTCCGGATGTACATTGATTGTGTCACCTTCTTTGAAGTTGTCAATAATCCAGAAATTACATTTAGCAAGAGCTTCACCTTTCTTATGCTCGTCTTCCATCATCTTTTCTAGCCAACGCTTTTCGTCGAGATGGATACCACAGAACTCCATGTAAGCAAGGGGTATGACGAACTTATTCTCATACTCCACTGCTCGTGTAAGACCGAGCTGCTTGAGTTTGAACTTCTGCAGTTCCATGATACGTTCAAGATACTGCACATCCTTTGCGCCATAGGCAATCACATCATCACTCAGACCTTTGTAGTTGATCTGGCCTCGTATTGTCTTGTCCATCTCGATGCCGAGGTAGTTCTTGCACATGCTGGACAGGGCTGCGCTGTAATCCTTCTGCAACAGTCCGAGATGCATCAGCTTCTCGACAACGAAAGTGTCCCATACACGATGCGGGACAATCTTCTGCTTGAACAGGAACTGAAGGTCAAACTTCGCATTCTGGATAATCAAGAGCTTGTTCTTGTCCTCCAGCAACGTTTTGAACTGCTGGATGTCCACAGTTGTGCAATCGATTACATACTGGTCTGTTCCGTTGCCTAACTGAAGCGATAGAATCTTATCCTGGTGAGGATTCAGTCCAGTGGTTTCAGTATCCAGTGAAATGTTGTCCAAGGAGGACAGAGCGCCGAGGCATTGCTCAACGTCTGCCCTCTCATGAACACCACAGTAATTAGTTTTAGTCACGAAGTGAATCATAACAACAGTTGCAGCTCGTTAACATCGATTCTGAAAGCATTATCAAGCAGAAAGTCAGTGCCTAAGATGCCGTGGATAGGCTCCTTAACGTGCACATTCATCTCATTAATCTTGTTAGTGGCTTCTCCGCAGAACAGGATTGCAGGATACTTGAATGCAACGTCATCTGCGCTGGTGAATGTCATCGGATCAACTCTAAGCGTAACCCTTATTGCCGATTCCAGTTCTGCGTTTGTAAATCCTGTAACAGTCTTGACCTCTTTACCAAGCAGCATCTTACCGGCAACCTCAGGAGTAGTCCATGACAATGTGCTGCCTGTGTCTACGACGAAGTTGTACTTATCGGTATTGTGGTAAAATGTTACATAAGGCAGTCTGCCTGGCTTAGTCAGCTTCATCTTCAGCGTTGGCATATCCGATGAAGTCTGCAAGGTTGTTAAGCCCGACGGTTTTGATTCCGTTAGGCACTTGGGGACGAACTTTGAGATATTCTGAAAGCTCCTTTCCAATGGTCCAAGGAGTGCGGAGAGTTTTGTAGCCAAGATTGATTTCTTTGTCATAGTCGATATTAGGGAATTCCCACACCAGTGGTTGACAGGTGCGGCGGTTGATACAAATGAAGCGGAACGGAGTAAGCGTGAAGTCCTTGAATAACTCATCAGCGTCCATAGCCATGCGGAGCAGACGCCAATAGAGTCTTGCCTGCAGGTCGTAACGCCATTTCAGGAACGAATGGTAGAACTCGTACTCCATGCTTGACGTGGTTTTGAGGTCACATGGTATAACAACCTTGCGTTCATAGTCCACGATGACAAGGTCAAGCATGCCGCGGTAGTCAACTCCGTCAATGTTACCTTTGAACTTGAGCTGGTAGTAACGCTTTACCTTCTCACTATCTTGTCCGAAGTAGACTGAAGTGCCTGGCGCTCCATGCAATGCTGACGCACAAGCTTCGGCATCATCATAGTCCTGCTGCGAGATAATCTGCTTATCTGAACAGGCAGTCAGCCGATAGAAATCCTTGCAGGCATTGCTCGTGATTTTGGCCACACGCTTCTCGGTGCCCCATCTGGTGTAGAATCCGCAGCTGTCCAAGACAGCCACGATGTCAGACTCCTGTAAGGTGTCCATTGTTTTGTGCTTGTCGCCATACCGCTCAATGATGGCGTTGACTGCCGTTTCTTCCATTGCTTCCAGTTTCGGGAACTCAGCGACAAGGAACCGTTTGTCGAATGACTGGCGGTCACCTGTGATGAGTTCGTCAACAACAGAGCCGAAGGTCAACGAAGGCGTGGAAACGTGCTCAAACAGGCTATCGAGCTTCGAGAACCCTTCACGCTCATACCGTGAAAGCGTGGATTGGGACAATGCATGGTCTTGGCGATAGACAGGTTCCGTTACCTGCCATGAGATGTCATACAGTGTTTTCATTTCGTTATTCTGAATGTCATGTAGTCCGGTGAATTAGACAGATTTTCTGAAACGTTGAGATGCTGGAGGCTGTCCTGTTTAAGGCCCATCCTCTCAACCATCTTGGTGGCAAGATACTTGCTGTTGATTACGGTACGTTTCTTGGTGGCAGAGGCAAGGAACAGTGCATCGGGTGTCTGTGCTTTGCAAAGGATAAAGTACATATCAGATGAGAAGTCGTTGAAGCCCACACGCAGGTATTGGTAACCGTCATCACGGATCAGTTTGGTCATCATGCTGTTCAACGTGATGCGGTTGTCTCCTTTTCCGTTAGAGATAATACTGATTTTGTTGTCAGGCAATGCATAACTTTGGTTTCCTGAGAAGTCCAGGAACTTCATGTTAGGTTCGTTCATAAAATTTCTGTCAGTTTGATGCCATGAATCCATAGCATAAGTTTTCTTTTCATCACGTATTCGGGAAGCTTGCGTGTGATTTCGCTTTTTACGTCTTCGACGATAAGCTTCCCGTCTGGCAGACGATACTGGAAGTCTGCCTTGTAGGTTATCGGTGCCTCAACACGCTTGTTTTTCAGCACCTCTTTCTTGCGTACAGTCTTAAGGACCTTGATATATTGGGAAGGCACAAGCACATACGGCACTTGGCGTTGCAGTTCGGATATCTGTCCTCTCTGCTCCATTATCTGCAGCATTTCCCAACGGTCAAGTTCTTTCTGACTGTCAAAAATTTCCGTACAATCCTTGAAGTTCAAGTTATGTTCATCACAGAAAGCCTGAGCAGAGGCTCTCTTGTAGAACCTCTCCTTCAGGCCGTCATTATCAACTATGAAAATCTTGTGATTGTAATACTTACTCATGATTACCGATATTTATTCGCAAAGTTAGCATAAATAATCGATAAATCAAAAAGATTATTCAGGATTTATTGATGCAATCTACGAAGTTACGGATAGACGGATCTTCAAACCATTGTGCCTTGGAAACAACCATAGTTCCATCATTCCAATGGATTTCATTATTGGTTATCCTGATTACGAGTTCCTTCGCATCCTGCTTCATTTTAGGTGTGGTCATTTTGTATTTGTTGTAGCACCTAGACCAGCACCATCTGAACGCAGTTGACTTACTACAGTAATAACGTATCTTTGACCTGTAGGTCCTCAATAACCATCCAACAATAGCATCCACACTGTCAAAACGGTTCCTTGCAAGCATATTGCAGGCGGATTCAACAATCTGGTTGTCTGTACTGTTCAGCATTTTGTAGCAGGAATACAGAACATTGACATCCAAAAGCTTAGTGCCGGTAGTGAGTTTGGTTTCACATACAACCTTGTCTGCAGGGATACGACCTTGGGCAAGCGCTATGTCACAATCATGCAGGTTCGCTACAATGAACACTGAAGTTCCATAAGGCATTGTAAACCCGGACAGTTCTTCTGTAGTAAAGGTCTGGACAAGATCAGGGCTAATATGCAACGCATTCTGCCATTCTTGCCAAGTCCCTCTGATGTTACCGTCATCGCATTCGGTGATAACCATAAAGACAATTTTTGCATTGTGGTTTACCATTAACACACATGAGAACCCTTTAATAGTGTCATAATAGTTATACGGAATAATGAACTTGGTTGGAACTTCAGGAGACTTGTCATTCAATACTTTTCCGACAGTCACAAGAGTTCTCGGAACAATGCAGTCAGGATGTACAATAAACGTGTCAGTATCCTTAATGTCTGAAGTCCCGCAGATGACATTTGGAATTTCAGACTTTTTGATGATACTGTGGCGATTATTCATAGACTGGAACCTGCCGTACCGTGTATAGTATCTGAATCTTATTGGGTCTGTTTTGGTAAAAGACTTACCAAGACCCCACTCTCCATCACAATCCACGATATAGTAGCAATCATATCCAGGGAACTCGTCAAGAGTGGTTCTGTTATAATCTTTTGCAGTAGCCATTACAATGTGATTTTACTGATGATTTCCGGGTCTTGGACGAGTTTAGCGCACTGCTTCGGATGCTTGGACACTACAGACTTGATGATATAGAACATCAGGTCCTCAGCAAACACACGGTTATCAAACAGTTCCTTGAGCCTGTCATTGACAGGTGCGCTCACATAACCGGGCTTATCAAAGTAAGTATCCAGCCAGTTTACAATACGGGTAGACAACAGTGAGGCAACAGATGCGTTGTACTTGTCACCGTTCCATATGGATTCCGTAAGTTTCTTGTGGACAACGGGCCATGTCTTCTCAAACACATCCTGCGGAGTGATGAGCTTATCATAGCCGCTGTTGATGAACATGGTGAAAATCTTGCCTACAGCATTGTCCTTGTCGCAGAAGCAGCCTTTGCTGATGAGCAGAATGCGTTTCAGCTCACTGCCCCAGTCCTTAATGCCGCTGATTGCCTTGCAGAAGGTTACATAACCTCGAGGAGTGGCAATGGTGACGTTGTTATTGGGGCGGAAAAGTTCATTGCTGTAGCTAAGCGCGAAGTTGATTGCCCTGCTATCAATGCCTTCGCCTTCCGCCCAACGTGCCCAGTCATCGATGTTGAAGTCAAGCTCAAACTCAATGAACCTGTCCTTCTGCGCATCATCAAGACTATGCACATTAAACTCCCCGTTATCGGGGTTGGCAGTCAGGACAACGGTAGTATACTTGGGAAGTGACCATGACATATACTTGCCGGTATTTATCAATTCCATCGTTGCCTGGATAAGCATCTGGCTTGAACGGGCATAATCATCCAACAGCAGTACAGTGCCGTTCTCGTTGAACTCAGGCACCCATGCCGGTTTGGCATAGGACATGCGTGACTTCGGAGTGATGTTCCAACGCTCCTTATTCACGGAGTCAAGCATAGCCTCGGCAACCCATGTGACATGCTTGGTCTGCTTGTTGATGATTTGGAATTCCTTCATGGGATAGCCTACTAGGTCACCGACCTCTTCCAATTCATGAAGGGAGAGTTTCACAAAGTTCATGTTGCGCTTTTCCGCAACCTGTGAAACGACGGCTGTCTTGCCGATACCCTGGGTACCGACAAAGGAAATGGATACGGCAGTCTGCCCTTCATCCTGCAACTTACGGTTGTTGTCAATGATGAAGTTAAGCAGGTCTTCCGCTTCTCTAAGATTGATTTTCGACATCAGTTGTTTGTTTTAGGTATATATAATGTTTTTCCGGGATATGTTCCCTTAGAGCCGTTTGATGAGATTACCCACAGCATGTTGTTCTGCGGTATCTTGAGATGGTCATACGGAGCCTCGCCGTCTGTGAAGTAGACGAGGGAGTCAAAGTCCTTGTAGTGCTCTTTGTAATAATCCACCACAGGATCGAAACTGGTTCCTCCTCGACCAGAGATTTCAGTGATGCATCCGGGCCTGTATTCATACTGCTTGTGTATCCTGGCATCACATTCCAGAATATAGATGTCGGTTCCGGCCTTGTACATATAAGTAAGTTCGCTGACAAACTCGTGAAGTTCCTTATTGCTTACTGAAGCGGATGTGTCTATTCCTACCAACATACGGGTTCGTTTTGTGTGTTTGCTTCCAGCTGAGCCTGAGAACCGCTTGGATTCCTTGCGCCTGGACGACTTCTTGTTCTCGTCATACTGGTTGCCGATGAACCTACGCAGCATCTTTCTCCAGTTGAACACACGTTCCAGCGGTTTCTGCAAATCTGATATGATTTGGCGTAACTCTCCAGGGATTGTGCCTCTGTTCTTTACAGCCTCCGCAGCCATAAGCAGACGGGTATTGATGAGTTCAGATGCAAGTTCCCTCTCTGTTGCATCTGCGGTCTTTTCCCAAACAGAGTGGTCATCCAGGAATTCCTTTCCGTTGGGAAGCTGCAATGCGTTACCATCGGCGGTACGTGGCTTTTCTTCGTCAGGAACAGGCTCGGTATCACCTTCTTTCGTAGTAGGTGAAGGGTTAATGCCGCTTTCATCTTCATGATGGTTAGCGTCGTATGCTGCCGGGCTGTTGTCTTGGTCAAAGCTGACTTTCTGCATCAGTTGTTTGTAGTAATACAAAGTACCTTGGCACGTCGCAAAGCCGTAATCGGAAGCGACAAGACCTCCTGGCGGCAATCCATGGATATAGCCGTTGACCTCAAGGTCTGCAGCGATGTTGAACAGTTTCTTGTCGTTGAATGATTCAGACATGACAAGATGTTTGAAAGCCAGATGCAGCATCTCGTGCTTGAGTAATGCGAGCTTCTGATCATCGTTAAACTGTTCAAAGAATTCTTTGTTGACCAGCAACTGCGCATTCATCTTCTTGTCGAAGCACACCGCAAGAGTTGGAATAACAGACTTGTCAACATATCTGCGTTCTATTGATGTGAGAAGAAATCCGTAGAAGGGCTCCTCAATCAGCATCTTTTTGATTATAGTTTCCATTGAATAACTCTTTTATCTTTTGGAAATCTTTTTTATCGGTTAGTGATTCATAGTAATCACTGATATCTTTGCCGCCTTCGAATTTGGGTAACAGGACGTTTGTAAACCCGGTTTCTTTGGCGGCTTCTTTAGCGTATCCTATACCGGCAATGTCGTTATCATACATGATATACCGATGGGTGAACCTGAAGTTAAGGTCTTGTACAACAGACAGCGGAAGGGAGATACCCTCGCTCTGCGGAGCAATGGAGGGTATACCGGTATTAGCCCACAGGCAAAGCGCGTCTTTCATTGAAGAACAGACACATACAATGTCACCGAACTGCGGAAGGCAGTCAAACAGTTGAACATTGCTGCCTTTCTGTGTCGAAAACCACTTTGCCGTGACGGAATACGGCTGGTATATCTTCACTCCGTTGTCTGAGTAAAACACATAGGCATACTCATCAGCCTTGAATATCACGTTGTTTGAGCCCTTAATCAGCACGAAATGGGATATAGGAAGGATGCGGGCTTTTTTAAGCCACGGCATGGTTATCCCGTACTTACCCCAAAAGTCAATGTCATGCTGTTCCCAGTTCCGTGTTTTGAACTGGATGCTTGTAGGAACAACGGAAGGCTGATGCAGGGAAACACGTTCCCGTGAGGAGCAGTTGCATTCATTCCAAATACGGTTAACGGCTTCTTCACGGGAACAGTTCCACAGCATGGATAACAACATTACGGTATCTCCTGAAAGTCCTGAGGAATGGTCCTTGAACAACACAACACCGTTGTCTTTGGTGAACAGGGAAAAACTCCTGTGCTCATCATTGCGCAACGGTGAGTGTATCAAGGAAGGGACATACTCAACACCCAGGTATCTCTTGAGAATCTCTTCCCCTGAAATCCTTTGGTAGAGTTCATCCGCAGTAAGACTCAGTCTTCCTTTGGAAATCATCAGTTGAATGGCAGATCGTCCTCGTCATCATCAAACGGGACACCGGAATCCTCGATGGTCTTCTCGACCTCTTCCTGGGATGCGGTCTTGAGTGCCCACATGTGAAGAGGAGTGAACTCATATTCAACATTCTGCAATCCGCCTGCTGCCTTACTTGAGTTAACCTCTTTTTGGAATCTTGCGGGAGCAGTACTGTCAAATGCACGGGCACTCATACCTGTGTAAACATCCTGACGGAGTTTCCCCTCCTTGTCGCTTTTGATGCCACAAAGCAAAGTAACCTCGTTCTCAGGCTGATACTTCACAATCTCCTGAAGCTCGGTGAAATCGCCGTTGAAGTAGTCCTTGATGTTAGCAAGAGTACAGAGGCTCTGCTCAAGGTTCTCCTTCTTCAGTTCCCACGAGCCATTGATGTAGTTGTGTGAACCGGGGATGTTCAACAGGTTGCGGATGAAGTTGGTCAAATCCTCCTCACCACGGTATGCGGCACGGAAATCGTTGACGAATGCAGGAGTGCCGTTGGCATAAACAGGAACACGCTTGTTCTTGGCATCATCAGCCGTCAGCCATGCGGTGTTGCCGTAGATGTCAATAGCCTGCATTTTGCTGCCTTCCTTGTTGCGGTTGTACTGCTCACGCAGGAAGAAACTGATGCTGGTTACGAAATCAGGGAACTTCACGCTCTTGATGTAGAAAGAACAACGAGCATAACGGTAGGAGTTACCGTCGCGGTCTTCCTGAGTGCCATAATACTCTGGTTCCTTATCTACCATAATACCCCAACTATTAAGGGTAGACTTGTCGGGATTTACACCCAATACATGAAACTTGCCGATACCAATGTACCTCTTGAAGCCACCTTCGTCTGTTTTTCGACCTTTTGCGATCATATTGAAATAATAAATTAGAGTGAATAAAATAATGGTTAGTTAATACTAGACAATGAATTGGATTAGTCAGTATAGATAGCATCATCTTAATGAATGCCTTCATTAGCCTACGAAGAAGGGATCATCCTCTGCAATCTTCTCTGCGAGTTCTGCAGGCTCACCTTCCTGCAAGCCGTCATCGGTGCTGAAACCTGCAGAATCCTGCTCGGGTTCCTGCTCAGCGGGCACCTCAGTGAACTCACCGGGCATGTCCTCGTCAACATCAGCGTTGCGGTCCTCATCGAAGTCATTGCCGAACTCATGAGTAGGACACTCGGGCTCTGCTGCAACAGGAGGCAGCACTGTTTCAGGATAGCGCAGGGAGATCTTCGTAGCATACTTGCCGCTGGGCTGGAGTTCCTTCCTGTACTCGACAACCTCTTCAAGACGGTGTCCGCCGAGCAGGTCCATGATGGGAGCTTCCCAGCGCTTCTGCTGCTCATCTACTGCGAGCATCTCCTTCTTGAGCTCATCAATCTTCTTCTGGAGGCTTTCTTTCTTAGCGAAGAATCCCTTGAGGACCTTAGCTGTGTTAATAACCTGCGACTTCTCAAAACGGGTGAATTGTTTGGTCTCTGTCATGATAAAAAAAATGTTTTAGTGAATAATAGATGTTTGTTGTTAGATGAATATTTTTGACAAATCAACCGTAATCCGGTTATTGTCATCGCTTGAGGCAACCTCGAAAATATTGCCACGGAGGTGAAGTGGCCTTGCTTCCTTCAAAGTGCCGTCACCTCCTTTGAATGAGATGAAGGTCTTGTTCTTCTCTCTGTATACAAGACCGACTGCATCCGCCTCTCCGCAGATGATATCGGCAAGTTTACCTGCAAGGTCTACTGAAAGCTCGGAAACTTCCTCAGCATCTTTGCGGATCTGTTTCTCTTTGACATGAGCAACGAGAATCAGGGTATCGCAAAGGTCCAGGAACATTCCGATAAGGCGTTTTACCGCATTGCGCAGATACAGATAACCGCTGCCGTTAGGAAGAAGCCGGACATCTGCGTCCTTATTAGGCACACGCTGTCCTGTTTTCTCATCAATACGGGTTTGCCAGTTAGCACCCATCGACGTATTACGATACAGATCAGCTGCAACCGGAAGGGCCATTTCCTCTAATCTGGTTGCATTGTCGATGGTAATGTACTTGTAGGGCAGTTTGCCCAACTCCTTTGCCTTCTTTACAATCTCTTTCTTGACTTCAAGAAGGTCTTTTGCGTTGCGGATTCTGACACGCATGACAGGCAGGGAACGGTAACCGTCCTCCAAATCAAGGATAAGGTTACCCTCCAAAGCCGCCATCAGTGTGGATTTGCCGCTCTTAGGCTTCCCGAAAAGCACCATCAAAGACGGATTATAATCGGTTACCTGTTGCCTTGTTGTGGGTAATTCCATGTTAAATAGTCACTGTTACTTGTTCAATACGCATTTCCTCAAAGAATTGAGGATACTTAGATGAAGTAACCTTCCATTTACGGAAGTCCTTCATTTCTGTAAGGCGTGTATCATACTCTTCAAAATCACCTACAAGACCTTTGTCACAGTCTTTGATGAATGTTTCGTATGATTCCGCTAATTCTTTTTGTGCCTCTTTCTTGTGAGAATAGGCAGTGTCATACACGGAAGTGTTGTGGCCGTACTGGTTCTCGGATTCACTGACCAGTATAAAGAAGTCGTGTTCCATATCAATAGAATAATTCGTCCTCGGTTAATGCCTGCTGCCCTTCTGTGCCTCCGTTGCGGATATTCTCAATCCAGGAAAGCAAATCGCTGTCAAGCTCGTTGCCGTAACCGCCAACCTGGTTCTTGAAGATGAAATACTTCAGAATCCTCATATAGGGGTTGTTCTTGTTCTCGTTGACATATGCCTTCGTTGCGGAGAGGGCTTCATCATCGGTGAACTTTGCCCCGGACTTCTCATACAGCTGGTTAAGCCTGCGGGTAATCATCTGCAGGTTGCCGCGCCACAGATAGGAAGTCCCGGGTTTCTTCCCGACAGGGAACAGGTCAATCATCTTCTGAGCGAGTTCAGTGAAATCCCTGTTCTGTTTGGGTTCATCAACCTTGATACAGGAAAGCACATCAAGTGCGTCAGGGGTTATAGAGATATTGTACTCGGTCATGGTTTGCGGAAGGATCTTCACATAACGGTATTTGTTTGCTATGCCGCTGAAAACACGTTTAGCATAAGCCTGAAAGGTCTCGTCTTTGTTGTGTTTCGAGTAATTTGCAGCAAACAGTACGGCTGCGAACTCTTCCATGTTTAGAGGGATGTTTTCTCCAGTGATGTTCATTGCCTACTGAATAAAAGATTTATAAAGGTGATAAGATTGTCTTTCTTGACGGGCTGTTGTTGCTGGTTCTTTTTTATAAACGGGTTCAATGCCGCGAGTTCCTCACTTGTATGTGGCAGCATGAGCTGCTCACAATAGTTATAAACCGCCTGCATACTTCCAGTGTCCTTTGCCTTGGGCAATTCCCAAAACTGGGTAACGGCACCGTCAAACATCAGGGATGTTATGCCTCCGCTGGCTCCGTTTCTGTTCACAAGGCACTCAGCGAACATGGCATACTTGCGCATCTTCGTGATGTCGTACCCGCCATACGCCTCCACATCAAAGTTGTGCGGACAATACAAGCCGATAACGACATCGCAATCACGTGAGATATATTTGCTATCACCGAGAGCACCGAGACTGGGCTTGAACTTTTTGAGCTTGGCGGCATCAAGACTATCGTTGGTGAATGCCTGCTGCTGAATGACAACAGGTGAGAAATAATACCTGTTTCTGAGATACTTGCACATATACTCAGACATCTTGTTCATACTCTCACGCAGTGTCATGCCACGCTCACAGTCAATCAGGTTGATGGAGTCGAGAATAATGATGTTGAACGAATTCTTATTGTCAGGCACATAATAGTCGAAAGTCTTATGTACCTGTTCATTGCCGAATTCATCAACACTCTTATACTCTTTCTCATACGTGGTTCCACGCGCTTCAGCCCATCTGCGGCACCAGTTGTATATACCCGTAGGATTAGGAGACTCATTCGGGAAGATAACGTGTTCCTCAAAGAACTTGAGGATATCCTTGACATTATCGTCCTGCAACAAGTCAATAGCTTCCTGTGGACATTTGTCCAACGTGCTGCGGAGTTGCGTAGGGCTTACCCTGACCTTACCGTCACTTTCCTCGTAAAGAATCCATGACATGAACCTTTGCATTATTCTCTCAGGGGTTTCTTCCAAAGGAAAGTAAATGATGTTAAGGTCGAAGTTTGCCTTACCGTAATATAACTCCATCAACGGCCTGAAGATGAACACATAACTTGTGAACTGGGATTTACCTACCTTGGTGTTGGCTGTGACAGCATAATAACATCCTCGTTCAATTCCTGGAAAATCCTTTCGTGAACGCGTGAACGGATAAGGCAGACAGTTAAGTTCACCTCTGTCAAGTTTATCGAGATTCTCCTGAATCTCATCCATTGTTCTGTCTACTAATGTTTCTGCTGTCATAGAAAATCAGGTAAGTCTCCTAAGTGTTCAATTTCCTCACGGTAACGGTCAATCATGTTTATGATGTTGTCAAGATGTTTATCATCCAGTTCTTTTACTGAGATGTACTTTCCGTTCTCAGTACGCCATGCAATCTTGCCAGCATCACGTTCACGGAGATATTTCTCCATAAGCAACTCATTGTAAGTGGGTTGCCTGATAACTGTTCCAATGCCCATAATGATTAATTGTTTGCAAATTTACGATAAATAAATAATATTTACACAAAGAATGCGAATAAATATTTTCAGTTTATTCAGCGCATTCATGTTCGTAGCACACATCTTCATAAGCCTGAAAGATATCATCTTCCGGGCGCTGTTTCAGCATCTGCCAGATGGTGTCATCCCACAAATAGCTGAGTTTGTTGTGTGCCCTGAGAAAAGCAACCGCCTCATCCTCATTGAAACGTTTTACACGCGTGTCGGGGATAAGGCGGTAGCCGAATAGGGTTCCGAGAAGTTCATTAAGTATGCGCATAAGCCAAAAGTCTGCGTGGAAACTCCACATTGGTTAAATATTCGCTGTCTATATTCCAGGCAATGTTTTTGACAAGTTTGTCATCAACAGTGTCAAGGAATCTGAAGAAGTACATCTTAGGATGTTCAGAGCGTAATGTCCTGCCAAACTTCTGGATCATGGTTCTTTCACCACGGTCCAACTGCATAAGAACCCCGGCTTCTATGTTGACGAGGTTAGTACCTTCAGTCAACATTCCGACCACAAACAGATGGTCCTTATCCCCGTTGTTGAACGCGGCAAGATTCTCCTCGTTTTCCTTGGAAGACTCTTTGCTGTTGATACATGCGGAGCCGACAGGATGCATGGCATACAACTTACGGGCAATTTCAATAGTCGGGCAGAAGCAGATATACCGCTTGTCATGAATCTTACCGAGAAGATAAGAAACAAACGGGATTTTCAGTTCACCCAACAGCCTTTTGCGCTCAAGTCCTGCTTGAAGCATCTTGAACTTGTCGCCCTGAAAATGGCTACGTGCAAAAGTTCCACGATACTTCTTAATCATGGACTCCACCATTCTGTACAGCTCACCTTCACTCACTGTGCATCCGTCAGGATGTTCCTCAGAAAGTCTGAGATCATATACAAATACTTCAGGCTTAGGCAGTTTGCCCGTCTTAATAAGGTTATTTAATCCTTTTGCAGACACTTCAAATTTACCATATAACCGTTGAAGAATCAGTAATGAATCACCAGGAGTTGCAGAAAGAGCAAATACATTATCCGCTTTGATTGTGCGCAGGATATCTTGACGAAGTGGACTAGAACAATGGTGACATTCATCAAGAATCAGTACATCATGGTGTGTGCCTCTGTACTTCTTCAGTGAGGCATAGCAAATGATGATTGTTTTAAGATTGAAATCCCATTTCTTCATCTCGTCACGCCAATTCTGCTTATGCTGGGTTTCTGCAACCACAATGAGTATGGAATAGTTGGGAGAACGTATAACACGTTCAGTTAAACTGAACGATTCCTTGGTTTTACCGGCACCAGTGGCCCATTTAAGCATTACATTCATGTTTCTTCGATTTTTTGAAATAGATGTATTTTGGATATTTACCGAGTACAAACAGCGTAACTGGGCATAACCAGATATCCCAATGCGCCCTTGGCAACCCCTCAACAGAGTATGTGGCCCCTCCTGAAATGGAATATTTCTGCCGAACAAGGCACGCATAGTCAGGCATAAGTCTGACTGTATTACTAGGCACTACATCAACGTAAGTAGTTTTATCATCATCGCTAAGCTCATCACAAAGCCTGTCAGCTCCAGCCACCATCATCAGATTGTGATGATCAAAGGGCCATTCGGGATAGTCAATGTACCAACAGCCGTCTTCTTCGTGATTAAACTTCAGACGATACTCTTTTTTACAGCCAAATGCTTTGCTGGCCATTATTTTTGCTCCTTTGAGCAAATCATTTATGCTATAATTCATATCATATTATAATAAATATCGTGAACAATATTGTACACAAGTTCTTCAGGACTTTCAGGATTATGTTCAAACAGCAGATCGTCGATCACATCCTGATAACATTCCATACCGAGTATGTTGGGAACAAACTCTTTACGTCCTTCCTCTCCCATTGCATGACAATTAAAAAGGAAGTCTACGGTTCTTTCAGACAGTGCCATCTTCCTGCTCAGTATAACTGTTGCACAAACGGATTGAACCGACCATAGTGCCGCAATACTTGATTACAGGGCACCCGACGCAGTCTTTGTATTTGTCGATGTACCTCATTTGCCTGCGAGTCTGTAAGCAAGTTCTTCGTAACTGTCTGTCTTAAACTCCTGCATGAGTTCATCCCGTACTGGCTGACTTTGCAGATGCAGAAGGTGGTGAATGGTATTTACATTACCTCCTTTGCAGATGTTTTTGAAATTAGTTGCTTGTTCTGTCATGACTAAAACGTTAATAGGTTGATAAATTTTTTAAACGGTTAACCACAAGTCGGCTGACGGAAAAACCTGAACCGTCAAACCGACTGCTGATAACCTATAGAGAATAAACACAAAATTCAAAAGAACCAGAACTACTTTCACAAGCGGTCCTGGGGTTGGGATTGTAATCAAAACCTGACTTAGCGCAATCCCACGAAACACAAAAATAGTATGAAATTCACATTGATCATGTGGTCCCACTAGGGCTTGAACCTAGGACTTCTTGATTATGAGTCAAGCGTTCTAACCAACTGAACTATAGGACCAGAACAACAACGGCTTCGAGCGGTTTTATCTCTACTTCAAGTGCTACCACAACCACAGCCTTTCTTATCAGCCGTTAATGGTGACCCGCACTATCCGGTATCAAGCTTCGTTGTTGTCAAACCAGGTTGATTGGAATGAATATCCGCTAGAAACTAAATCAAAAGCAAGAGCAAGAACGTGGAATTGCCTTACAAAAGCGAAATCTCAGCCTGTTCAGGGCTTCTTTGTAAGAATTTGGCAAAACCACACTATCATACCGCGCTTGTTGATGGCGGCAGATAAATGAATATGCTTTAATAATTTAATATTCTTATGGATATCCATCCCAAGCATTCAGCCGTGTTTCCCCAAAACAGGGTCAGTCACGGCTTACCTGAGCCGGGAATCACTTCCCGAGGGTGCAGACTTTCTCGTAGATAGGCTTCAGACTGTCAGGAATGACAATCTTCAGCTTTTCCAGAGCGATAGTCTGCTCCTGTTTCCACTTCAAGAGCTCGTTCTCGAGTTCATGAAGCCTTGTGGAATAGGCCGAATACGCCTCATTGTAGGCGGAACGCTTTGCAAGAGCATCCTGCTCAAGGGCAACCTCGCACTTGTGCTTGATGCTGTTCAGCGCAGCCTGGTATTCCCTGTGCTTTGCCTGAAGATAGAAGAACAAAGCGTCGACATCACCGGGATTCACGCTGGCCTTACGCGCAGTGACAATGGTATCACGGCCATTCTCGTTAACCACAGTAGGCTTGTTAAGAATGACATTGAGGCGCTTGCGGGCTTCGGAAAGTCTGCCATTACTGTGGATGAATGAGCCGAGAGTAGCGCACTTGGTCTCCAGCTGATAGTAAGCGTTACGTTCCTTGATGCTCAAAGAACCGTAGTACTCATCTTCAGTCATGGGCCTGTAATCATCAGAGTCAGGACAGACCGGCATCTCAATACCATGATCCTCACAGTAGGACTCAAGAGAATATCTCTGCAGCTCAGCAGCAAGTTCTTTACGGGCCTTGATGCCTTCACGGAGCCATGCAATCAATGACTTCAGGCTGGATATCTCCGCAATCATATCGGGAATAGCCTGGAGTTCGATGGTTGTCGCGCCTCTGCTGACAGGAGTGAACGCTCCGCTGCCGAGCAACGAGATGTCCTCATCATAGAGCTGAAGGGCATTGAGTTTCTCTTCAACAGAAGCATAAGCCTCTTTTGCAAGGTTAGCGACATGGTTTGCTGAAGTGGAAGTCAAACCGTTCTCTCCAAAGAAAATCCTGTTCTTGTTCATATTGTGATGTATTTATGTACAAAGTTAACGAAAGTTTATGATACGGGAATATGTTATTCTGTAATTTTTGAATTAATGGGGCAGGATTTCTCCTGCCCCGAAGTTCAAAACTCAGTCCTGCTCACGCCAATATTCGGCATCAAGAGCATCTTTCTCGTCTTCATCATGTGCCCAGCACAGGTAGTTGAGATAATTGAAGTTTTCCATCGTTTCCTACTTTTTATTTTCAAGTTTGTCACAAATAAACGCCGCAATGAAACACACGAAGAGAACACCAAGAATCCATAATCCCGGCAATAACTCGATGTTCTCTTCGAGGAGAGTGTAAATGTCAGTCATCATAGCCGCGAACACGTTGATATTCAAAACAATTCATCGGCTCGTTGTAAGAGAATCTGTAGTAGCCCTTGATATGGTTCTCAATGGTGCATCTTCCTTGCCTAACCCATAGATCATACAAACCTTTGTTTGGTGCATTGTCTGTGTTAAGCTCAGAAAGAACAGCTCTCTTCACAGTAGAATATGACTCTTCATCAGTGTAGATTCTGTACAGGGTATCCCTTCCATAAAAGGGATTATCATGCCCAATCTCCCACTGATAGAGTGTTCCGTTGTAAAAGAATGGATGTTTCATACCTTAATTTGTGTAGCGAGTGGTCTTAATTTTACCAGATTGCCGCCTTTAAAGCTGATAAATCATGCAAATTCTTGGTGTAGAATGCACGAATTGAAGCCATTTAGACGGTGTTTTGTTGTTGTTGATTGCATGCTGTTTGTTGCTGGTTAATTCAAAGAAAGAACCGTGGAAGATTTTTCAAGACTATCCTTTGCCAATCCAGGCTAGGTAGGATGATACCTCTCTAAATCCCTGTGTCTCAGCACATTCAAGCTGACTTTAGTCGTAACCACATTCCACAGGTGAGCTGCTGTCATGAATATGTTCCACGGTTCCGAGAATATGATAACCCGCAACCCGAAGCAATGCACCGCGCCGAAGCGCAGTGCAGTGCGTGAGCGGCTTAGAAGCCGAGGTCGATGGTGCCGCTGAAGGAAGCGGGACGGTGCAGGAACAGAATCGGCGTGCCGTCGGTGGCAGTGATGCCGTCGTTAATGACTTCGGTGTCGGCGAGTTTACGCACACCGTTGTCGTGGTCGGACATGGCGCCGATTGACGGAATGAAGAGGACCTTGCTGCCGTCTGCAGTGTTTGCAGGGAAGATGCGATAGGTCTTGTCGTTAACCTTGTGGTCGAAGTAACCGCCAGAAATGTTCACGCTGTTGTTGTTGCAGAATTCACGAAGTGTCATAGTCGTAAAATTTAAAAGTTGATAATGTTAGTAATCGACGGGGGTGGCAACCACCGCCGCCAACACGGGGTGGGGTATCGGGGGACTATCTCCTCTCTGCGCACACATGCACTCAAACCGTAGAACATACTATCTCTTCTTTGCACAGATATAAACCGGGTTCCTGAAAAGCGCCATTAATTCTTGCAGATTTATGCATAACCCTTTGCACACTACGCAATTCAAGCATCAACCCGTATCCAAACGGAATTTCAGCACAACAAGGCGGGATATGTGCCAATTATTTTTTACCCGGGTAGGGTATATTTTGGGATAATTATTTGCTTGTTATGGAAATTTATTCTACCTTTGTAGCGCAGACAAAGGTAGTAAAGATTTTTTTTTCATGGGTGATAATTAAAAGTTAAACAAGAATTTTGGTTTGGTACGATTTTCTTTTTGGTTATGTTAAGGCTAAATCAAACTACATGTCGATTAATTCCTATTCATACTAGGTGTTTTTCACTGAATCACGCGCTTGCTGGGAAGCAGGTGCGTTGGTTTTTTCAGGCTGAAATGGAAGAAAACTTTAAGATAGATTTAGTAGGTATCCATATCTAATTGTTGCATAAGTTGTTAACCCGTTGGGGTGCACGCCTGGAAAGCGTGTATACGTCAAAAGCGTATCCCGAGTTCGAATCTCGGTCACTCCGCAATGGTACAGGGGCTTAGGCAGTTCCTGTACTGTTGTTTTTGTTGTTCTGCTACGGAGCGTGAAATACAAGGATGCTGTGCAAAAAATCTAAGAAAAATACAAGAATCTGCGCTGTATTGGTTATCTTTGCCGTAGCTTTACATGACCAGGATTATGGCTAGGATATCTCTCAAACTCTACAATAATGACGGGTATTCTAAAGGAAGTACCCGCACTCTTGCTCTGGCTTTCTCGTCACAGAGCAGGACCGTCTACGCTCCTACTGGAATACAGCTTAAGGCGCACCAGTGGGACAGCAAGAAACAGATAGTGGTAAAGCATCCTGATGCCAGTAAACTCACCCTCAAAGCGCAGCAGATCCTGCTCTCTGCACAAGAGGCCATGCTGAAGGTGACAGGAGGCTACGATATAGACCTTGACGCCAAGCAGTTAAGGGAGCTTGTGATGAACGAGCTGAACAGAAAAACCACGGATAACAGGTTTCTTGTGCCGTACATGAGGATATATATGAACACAAAGCTGAAGAAGAACACAAAGTCCGTGTTCCGTTCTACCATAAGCAGGCTGCTGCAATTCAGTCCCGCTGTTGAGCGGCTGATGTTTGACGCGATCACACCGATGTGGCTCAGGCAGTTTGATAAATGGCTGGCGGATAACGGATGCCAATCTGTTAACGGAAGGTCTGTGCACATGAGGAACATACGCACCGTGGTTAATGCGGCAATAGATGATGGGATTACGCAGAACTATCCGTTCAGGAAGTTCAGGATAAGGAACGAACAGAAACAGAATACCGGTATTGGCGTATCCGTGCTCCGCAAAATCATTGCCCTGAAGCTGGACGGCAACATCTGCATGGCCAGGGACTGCTTCCTGCTGTCCTTCTATCTGATCGGCATCAATATGGCGGACCTTATCTTGTTGGAGATTTTCAGTAATAAGGTCATCTACAACAGGCAGAAGACCGGAAAGCTGTATGAGTTCCGCCTGCAGCCGGAGGCAGAAGAACTTCTTTCTGCCCTTGAATGGGCAAAGCACTACAAGAACGCTCACAGCCTTGTGATGATGGTTAACAGGTATCTGAAGCGGGTTGGAAAAATGGTCAGGATTGACTGCCTGACCACATATGATGCACGGTACACATGGGCTAACATTGCCGCCGGACTGGATATTCCGAAAGAAACCATTGCCCAGGCACTAGGGCACACCAGGCACACGGTCACGGATGTGTATATCACATTCGACAGGAACAAGGTGGACATAGCTAACCGTGCCGTGATAGACTTTGTGCAGGGGAAAATGTAAAATCATTGTATAACTGAAATACAAAATACACCTCCACCATGTTGCTGTTTGAATACTTAATGAATTTATTTGCGAAAATCATTTAAAAATTTGCATTATTAAATTGCATTCTGTATCTTTGCAGTGGATTTCTGATGTTGTAATTTTATAAATCACTGCTATGGCTCAGGCAACAAAAACAAAACAGCTTAATGTAATCGTTGAGCAGACGCTCAGTGGTTGCATCAACCGCGCCAATGATGCGAAGGTCACTGGTACAGAGTTTAAAGGCATATACCCGATTAAGGATACTCTTGTTCTCGTGTATTACAGATGATTCGCAAAGAAGACACGGAACCTGTCTTCTACTGCCGACGTTGCCTGAGCCTCGGCATAGAGACGGAAATGGGGCAGGACTTCTGCCGTGAATGCGGAAGTACCGACATAGGGGAACTGCCCACTATATATGACTGGGAAGATCTGTACACAAAAAAATACGGAGAGCCGTATATAAGGCACGCCAGAAATATCCTGGAAGGTAAATGATATTCAAGTTTTACTAATTAATATACAGACTAACGATGGCGAAAGAACAGAACAAACAGAACAAACCCTCCTACGAGGAGCTTGAGCAGTATTGCGCACAACTCCATGCCCAGCTTCAGAACCAGAACCGTGTAAGCGAGTTCCGTGAGATGATCGCTGTGTGCATCGAATTGCTTAACCACAAGGATGTGCTGCCTGAATCGACCTTCAATAAAGTCGTTGACTTTATTGACAAGGTTGTTCCGGTGCCCAAGGAGCAGGAAGGAGCTGCTCAAGAGAAATGATTAAACCTTCATGTCTCATCAAGGTGCCATCGTCTGCGGATGACGGTACCTTTTTTAAATGGTGGATGCGGTTCCTGACACCATTCCATTCCCTGACAGGCAGGGAGATGGATGTGGCTGCGGCACTGTTTCAGCGCAGATATGAGCTCAGCAAATCCGTATCTGACCCAATTCTGCTGGATAAACTGGTTGTCAGCTCCGACTCACAAGCTGTTGTAGAAAAGCAGCTTGGACTCACGCATAACTATATGAAGGTGATACTCACCAAGTTACGCAAGTGCGGAGTGATTATTGACGACAGGTTGAACCCCAAGTTCATCCCCAATGTTACACCAGAGAACAGCACTGAGATGTTCTCTGTACTGCTCGTGTTTGACTTCAAAGCGGATGCCAAGAAAAAACAGCAGGAAGAAAGGTGAGCGTGAGCAGTTGCTCGGCTCTGCGCGGATTCCTGCTCCTGACTATGCGATGTTCGATTTGGTGTGCAGTGAATCTGCGCAGTTGCTTGGACTCTCCGCAAAAGAGGTGCGTAATATATACGTGAACTTCGTCGAATACTCGCTTAAAAGAGCCCTTCCGGAAGATAACCCGGGTTCTCTTTCCGACACTGAGCTTTTGAACCCGAGAAGACGCATCCAGATACCGGGCATAGCATCGCTTGAAGTCACTGAAAACAGCCTGCGTCATTGGCGCAGGATACAGAAAGCAATAGAACAAAACAAACAGAACAGATAATTATGCTTAAACTGAAGAAGATTACACCTACATTTAATCACATTCTGGTTACAAAGAACCTGCGTGATCATGATGAGTATGACAAAGGCGTGCTCAGGTTCCCTGCCGGTTCAACAAAAGAATGGCAGACTGTTATTGCTGTGGGCCCTACTGTAAAGAATTGCAAGGAAGGTGACCTTATCATGGTTGATCCTACACGTTATGCGATTATGAAGCATCAGGACGGCTCGCTGAAAGACGGCGTTGTCGCAGATAATCCTGCAGTTGCCTACAACATTCCTATCATTATGATGGATGACAAGGAGTATATGTACCTCTTTGATACTGATATTCAGTTTGTTATCAACGAGTACGAAGAAACTGAGGACTTGCCCCCTCTGTACACGACTCCTGCAACTGTCCTGCAATGAGACTGCTTTCTTACGAAGGATTCAAGGTAGTGATAGCCCCTGAAGCTCTTGCTCTTAAACCATTCCGCGCTCTGTGGACACGTGACAGGAGCAAGAGCAAGGACAGGGCCATCACGGAGCTTGGCTATATTTATTTCTTCTCTGACCCCCGCAGCGAATATCAGTACATCATAGACGATGATGAACGTGATGCTGCTGTAAAAGAAGGGCTCGGTCTTCCTGCAAGATGGAAGCCTGATAAAGAGGTTGCCGCTGCCATGAAATTGTATGGTAATTTTACCACAACTGCAGCCCTCCTTCTTCAGGATACCAGATACGCTGTAGACAAGCTAAGGATACTGCTCCGTAATATAGACTTGTCCGCAACAGACAAGAACGGTAAGCCTCTCTATACTCTTAATGTGATTACTGCAACCATCAAGCAGGTACCTTCTCTGGTGCGTGATCTGGATGACGCAGAAAAGCAGCTTAATGAACAGCTGAAGGAGGAAGGCAGCGCTGTAGGAAATGCAGAGATGTCCATTCTTGACAAAGAGTTTTAAGAGAGAAAAGAGAGAAAGAAAGAACCAAAGAAAGAGAGAAGAAGAGAGGAGAATCAATATAAATAAAACAAGGTTTATTTATATTAATTCATATAATTAGAAAAAATAGTCAGTTCTTCGGAACTGCCAAACTTTTTTGGCACTTTTTTCTATATAATATAGTTAAATGTTTTTAATGGAGAGGTCAGAATTTGTAAACAGTATTGCAGATGCTCTTACACAAGTTACCGGTAGGAATATTTACGGAGTGGTAAACAGCATTAAAGATGACAGGTTTCCTGTTTATGTTATCCATAGCATTACTCTGCGCTCTGCTGACGGAGAATGGAGCTACAAAGTTTGGCGTAGAGTACATAGCGGAAATGTAGATAGGAATACTGCGTTCCGTTGTCTGTTGGTAGAGTTAATGTCTAACCTGCTCCGTAAGGCTGTAGAAACCACTTTACCTGTACAGCAGGAAAAGCTTAAGATTTAATAAAGGAACTACGGAGGCTGGAAATAGGGTATTACCGCTCCGTTGTTCGGATTACGATAATAACTTCAATGATTATGGAAGATATTTGGAGCAATCTTAAACAAGATGATAAGTATGAGATAATCCGTGATTATGTGCGCCGTGGCTTTAATAACCTGGACGATATTATGGATGACTACAACAAGAACGCTGACGGTGTTGGGATGATTAACGTTAATAAAGTCCCTTCACGTTCTGCGCTGGAGGAGGTATTAAATGAATGGTATGGCGGAACAGAATGGCCAGGAGGCCCTGACCCGGACATTGACATCTGACAACGTCCTCATTGAGACAAACGCATATCAGACTCCTGTAACGGAAGAGCTGCTCAAGTCTTATCCAAAGGAGGTGTGGGAACAGTTCATGGAATTCGTTTCCTCTGTTCCATTTATCCGTAACCTTATATCTCCTGAGCGAAAGCGTGCAAAAGACCTTCCTCGTGATGATAAGGGCAGAATCATTGTGGACTTAGTCAATCCGCACATTCTGGAGAACATGGATTACTTCCGCCAGTCAGCTCTGCATTTTCAGAAGTACGGATGTTATACTAAACTCAAACCGAACAGCAACCCAAATTCTCCGTTCAGGAAGTGGCTGAATGAGGAGGTCAGGAGATGTTGGGAGGGTATGGTGAGGCCTGATGACGGAGAGTGGGTAACAGGATATATGTACTTCTACCTTAACTACTGTCCGATTATGCTCACAAAAACAAAGGACAATAACAGTAAGGTGGGTTCGCGTGTGCAGGGGTTTCCGGAACCGTGGGAAGGTGTTTACTGGAGATTCCATTATCTCGAGCAGGCCAGATACGGAGGTAAGTACAACAACTTTGAGGGCGGTGAGTATGCTGTGGAACTATCTAAGCGTGGCAGCGGTAAATCGTTCTCACTTGCAGGAATCGCTGCACATAACTTCATATTGGGCGAGAGTGCTGAAGCACGGAGCCGCATTACCACATTCATCATCGCCGCAAATTCTACTTACCTTTCAGGCACAGACGGTACTTTGACCAAGTTTGTCCCTAATATAGATTTCTGCAGAAAGCATACACAGTTTCCCGGACACCGTGTTGTTGATTCACCGAATAAAGTCAGTTGGGTAATGGGCTACAAAGACAGGTTGACCGGTGTAAGAAGCGGATCTCTTAACTCTGTGTCGGGAATTGCTGTCGACAATGACCCCGAGAAAGTCCGTGGTAAACGCGGTAATCTTCTGTGGGAAGAGTTCGGTTCGTTCCCCAACTTCATTGACACGTTCAACATTGCTGAATACGGCATGAAGGAGGGCGGTGTTCAGTATGGGTTCTCTTATGCGCTAGGTACTGCAGGTGACGATGACAGCGACTTCTTTGGTGCGCAGGAAATCCTCTATAACCCAATAGGTTATGATGTGTATTCTCTTCCTAATGTGTGGGATAAGCCTAACCAAGGCAGACCTCATTTTGCGTTCTTCTTTCCTGCATACGTCAACATCAAGGGCAGATACAACAAGGACGGTGTTAGTGATGTTGTCGCGGCTCTGTTGTTCCTTTTATCAGAGAGATATAAAGCGAAATATCAGACCGGTGATCCTAAGAAGATCATCAAGGTGACCGCTGAGATGCCCATTACTCCAGCTGAGGCCATCATCCGTGTAACTGCATCCAGGTTCCCTGTGACTGACTTAATGGAAAGGTTGATGCAGATAGACAGCAACCCGAGGTTCTATGATAACGTATATTGTGGTGAAATTACCATAAATTCTTCTGGTGAACCTGAGTTCAAACCGACAAGTGCTGAGCCTATCCGTTTTTTCCCCCACAAGGATAATAAAGGAATGGCTGGTGCTGTTGAGATATTCGAGATGCCTGAGAAGGACAAGGAAACAGGAAAGCAATTTGCAAACAGGTATATTGCAGGCGCTGACCCTTACGATGATGACTCTTCTGGTACAACATCTTTGGGAAGCATCTTTATCCTTGACTCATGGACAGACAGGATTGTTGCGGAATATACAGGCAGACCAAGACTTGCTGAGGAGTTCTATGAAATATGCAGAAGGCTGTGTATGTTTTATGATGCAAGGCTCAATTATGAGAATGACAAGAAGGGGTTATTCAGCTATTTTTCTAAGATGCATTCCGTTTACCTGCTCACTGACACGCTGAAGATACTTCGTGACAAGCAGATGATTAAGGCTGAAACTTTCGGAAACACATCCAAGGGAACTAAGGCCCTTGAGTCAGTGAATAACTATGGCAGAGAGCTGATTGAACGCTATTTGCTTGAGCAGGTGACAGTTACGACAAAGGGTGATGATGGTAAAGAGACCGAGACAATGATTCCTAGACTGTTCACACTCCGTAACAGAGCATATATTCAAGAGCTTGCTTCATGGAATCCTCAGGGCAACTTTGACCGCGTCAGTGCCAACATCATGCTCATGCTGCTACGTGAAGACAGGCTTGCGTTGTACGGAGGACATACAGAGAAATACACTCCGCCTGAAGACCCGCGTGCCAATGATGACTATTTCAAGAACAACTTTGACAAGCGCTTTGGGCTTGATGCTCCGCAACATCTGCTGGATGATTATGACGGATTAGGCCCTTTCATAGACTTCAGTTCTCTGAACCGGTAATCCATAACAATTGATTAGTGACACTGTAACCGACATCTGAGCCGCTCAGATATCGGCTACTTTTGTGCATTATAATAATGTAATGCCGTACAATGTAGACATACCACGCCAGCAGCTTTCCTTCAAGAGCAAGAACAAGAAGTGGAGGAAGCAGCATCTGGACTGGGCAGATGACAAGTCTTTGTTCTGTTTCAGTCCTGTGCGTAAAAGCGTGCAGAATAAGAAGATAAACTACGACCTCGTCAACGGTATCCTTTACATGGATGACCTGAGATACATGCTCAATCCTGACGAGATACGCAGCCAATACATACCTGATAAGATTCAGCACTACCCGATAATCAACGCCAGCCTTAATGTTCTACGTGGTGAAGAGCTTGCGCGTGTGTTTGATTATCAGGTTGTTGTGACTAACCCCGATGCCGTATCTTCTGTCGAAAAGAATAAGCGGGATTTAATCTTTAACGCTTTACAGACAGAGATACGCAAGACTTCACAGAGTGATGAGGAGTTCAACCAGCACATCGAAGAGATGAGCGACTATTTCCAGTTCCAATGGAAGGACATGCGCGAGCTCCGTGCTAACAGGTTGCTTACCCATTACTGGCGTGAGCAGTCATTCAACATGACTTTCAACGAGGGATTCATGGATGCCCTGACAGTCGGAGAAGAGCTGTATCAGTGTGTTATTGAAGGAGGCGAGCCTGTTCTTAAACGTCTTAACCCGATGAAGGTCAGGGTGTTTATGAACGGCAACAGCAACAGAATCGAGGATGCCGACATCATTGTCATTGAGGATTACATCTCTCCTGGAAAGATTATGGACATCTACGGAGAGCAATTGACCTCAAAGCAGGTGAAGCACCTCGAGGAGCTTCCCCGCAGTGTAGGCAAGGGTGCTATCAACTCTATGGATCAGATTGATGAGCGTCATGCGTTTCTTCCAAACTTCATGCTTACTGATGAAGCCGGGACAAACGGTATGTTTTACTCTGACCTGTTCGGCGATCTTGAGGGTTACGACAGACTGCTGCCTTATGACCTTAACGGCAACATCCGTGTTCTACAGATGTATTGGAAGTCCTTGCGCAAAATCAAGAAGGTGAAATCCTATGATGAGGAAGGCAAGGAAGTGTTCAATTTCTATACTGAGCAGTATGTGATTGACGAGGCGGCAGGAGAAACCGAGGAGGTATTTTGGATTAACCAGGCATGGGAAGGTGTGAAGATCGGTGACGATATCTACATCAACATGGGCCCGTGTCCTGTTCAGTACAACTCCATGAGCAATCCCAGCCGGTGCCACTTCGGTATCATCGGCACTGTATATAACTTCAATCAGAGCCATCCGTATTCTATGGTTGACCTGATGAAGCCATTCTCTTATCTTTATGATGTTGTTCATGACCGGCTCAACAAGCTGATAGCGAGGAATTGGGGTAAGATTATACCTCTTGACCTTGCTAAGATTCCTCAGGGATGGGATGTTGACAAGTGGATGTATTATGCCCGTGCCAACAATATTGCCGTGTATAACAGTTTCAATGAAGGTTCTGTCGGAAAGTCCACAGGTGTTCTTGCAGGTGCTTTCAACAACAGCGCCTCCGTTCTTGATGCCGAGACTGGTGATGTTATCCAGCAGCACATGAACATCCTTGAATACATCAAGCAGGAGATTGGTGATGTCACCGGTATCACCAAACAGCGTGTCGGTCAGATTGCTTCCAGGGAGACAGTCGGCGGTGTTGAGCGCAGCACTCTTCAAAGCACCCACATCACAGAGTGGCTGTTCGCCACACATGAGGACCTGAAGAAGCGTGTGCTTACAGCTATTCTCGAAACCGCTAAGATTGCGCTCCGTGGCCGTAAGAAGAAGTTCAGGTATCTTCTGGATGACGGCAGTTATGAGCTTGTAGAGATTGACGGTGACCAGTTCTGTGAAAACGACTACGGGCTTGTTGTCGACAACAGCACCGGTACACAGAAGCTTAATCAGAATCTTGATACGCTTGTTCAGGCAGGTCTTCAGAATGGATTGTTCACGTTCTCTAAAGCCATGCATCTGTACCGCTCTGTATCCATGTCACAGAAGATACGCATCATGGAAGACGCTGAGAAGAAACAGCAGCAGCAGGCACAGCAGCAGCAACAACAGGCTGTTCAGATGCAGCAGCAGGCTATGGAGGCCGAGCAACAGAGACATGAGGAGGAGATGCAGTTGAAGGATAAGATGAATCAGCGTGATAACGACAGTAAGGTACTTGCCTCGCGCCTTGAGGCTGAGGGGTACATCCAGGCCGCCGCTGTCAAGTATCAGGCTGATGCCGAGAAAGACGGCATTGAGGTACCGCAGACGGAAGACCAGCGTCTGAAACTTCAGGAGAGCATAAGGCAGTTTGACAAACGCCTTGCCCTTGACCGGGAAAAACAGCGAGAACAGGAACGCAGTAACCGTCGCAATGAGGAACTGCAGAAGCAGTCCATCAACGCGCGAAAGAGCAGCGGCGGAAAAAGTTGAGCTGACAATCAGGTGTAGGGGAGTTTGTTTTGATGTTGAACTGTAAACTATATAAAGATGACAAAGGAAAGAAAAGACGCTATCGCTACATACTCGGCACTGGGTATGATAGTTTTTGGCGCCATACTGACAGCCGCCGGATTCTGCGTTTCACCGGTTGGCAAGATAGATGAATCGGTTTTATGGGTTCTAGGCCAGTGTCTGCTTTACGCGGGAGGCATCTTCGGAGTAACCCTTTATACTAAACACCGGTTTGATGAGATGGGTGCACGCATGGATAAACGCATGGCTTATCTTGTACAGCACCCTGAGGCTTTGGATCAGGAAGAACCTAAACTCGACGATAACGCTGATGGAACTGATTCTTAAACGAACAGCACTGAAGAAGGACTACACTATTGGTCATTTGTATATCGTAAAGAACGGTGTGCATGTTTATCTGTGCGACACGCTGGAAGACCCTGTGCGCGACCTGAACAAGAACAGCAGGTTTGACAACGGGGAGCGTAAGATTTACGGTAAGACCGCCATTCCTTACGGGACCTATGTCATATCTATGGATATCCGCTCTCCTAAGTACAGCGACTACAGACGTTATCCTTATGCTCAGCAGTTCGGCGCATATATGCCGAGGATAATGGATGTCTCTGAATTTGACGGCACTCTCATGCATCCCGGCACTACAGCTGCTGATACTCTCGGATGCATCCTTGTCGGGCAGAATAAGGTTGTCGGCAAGCTGATTAACTCACAGGCCACATGGATCGGATTAATGAAGAACTATTTCATGCCGGCAAAAAGCCGCCACGAAAAAATAACCCTTACTATCGTATGAAGAAGATTATCGGTGTAATTGTCCTTATGGTCCTTATCCTGTGCTCCTGTAAAACGAAGTACATCGAAACCGTGCATTATCAGCCGGTTGAGGTGCATGATACCTTGTATAATACGGTCCATGTCCATGACAGTGTAACACTTCATGACAGTGTTTATATCCATCAGAAGAATGATACTGTGCTGGTTGAGAAGTGGCACACGCGGTTCAAGTGGAGAACACATACGGATACCCAGTATGTAAGCAGGGAAATTCCGTATGTTGTGTGTGACACAATACGCACAGTTAAGGAAGTGCCTGTGGATAAGGTCGTGTATAAACAGCGTTGGTGGCAGAGTGCCCTTTCTTGGATAGGAGGGCTCTGTCTTGCGGGATTAGCGGGTGCATTTGTGTTTAACAGAAAAATATAAAATTACATAATTATGATAACCAAAGACGATATAGCTAGAATCGTAAAAATTGTGCAGTCCATGTCTGTCAAGGACAGCAGTTTCCCATTGATGACGTCAGTCATTCAAGGAGACGATGTGCGGATACCTGTGCTGTCGAACAGTAAGAACAGACTCATGAAGTTGGAGTCCTTGGCTAAGTATGTAAATTCCAACGTTGAGCTGTCATCTCTTCCCATTGATGTAGCCTGGTCTGACAAGAAGACTTTCGGTGCTGTGCTCAATGACCTGTACGAGATTGCTAATAGTAAAAAAGTCATTGGTCCCGATGGAAAGCCTGTTGATTTAATTGCCGCCAATGTTGACTATACCAAAGAGGGCACTCCTTATCTGAAAGTGAAGGACGCCCTTGACAGTATCATTGACACATTGGATAGAATTGGTAACATTGATGACGAGGTTGATTCACTAAAAGATGCGTTAGACGGGACAGCGACTCTTGACAAACATATTCAGATGTTGGATATGTCTCAATGGCCAAGAAATGTCATAAAGAGCATAACCCCAGGATTAAGCAACATAGAAGGAGAGGTTTATCTGGCACCGCAGTTCAGTGACATGGATCCTGTTACGTTAGGTGTGCTGACTAAGGGTGTGCGTTATGATATCGGAGAACCGTCGCAGCACACTGTATATACGGCAAGGGATACAAAAAAGTCGTATCTTTGGGACGGCAGCAAGTTTACGGAAATTGCTGGCGGAGAAAGTAGTGAAGGCACAAATGTTTATGTTTCAGGTAACACGTTGGTGCTTGGAGGCAAAAATGAAGGTGGGGGTGGCAACCAGGGGTCTCAGGATGAGCCGGTGCATTTTAATGTGTACCATGTTGATGCTGAACAATTCGGAATTACCGAGGGTATGATAGAGAAAGGCAGTGACGGACATTATACAAAGGAGCAGTATAAGATCATGTGTAACAATGCCATCGGCTTTACAAGAGCATTTGAGGACGCTTATGCTAAAGGATATTCTAAAATCTCTATCTCTAAAGGTGATTATTGTTTCACTCCTATCTATAACTTTACTGTAACGACTGATTCTGAAGGTAATGAGCAGATTGTTCCGGCAAAAGTGGTCAATTTGAACGCAACCGCTCCAATCATCTGGATTCTTAACATGAGCAACCTGGACATTGATATGGGTGGAAGCACGTTTCATCTGATGGTTGACAGCACTCAGCAGTCAGAGTATTACAATAATTTTATCACAACGTCATACAAATACCAATGTACCTTAATTTGTATAAACCAGTCAAAGAACATTACTATCAGAAACGGATATTTTCGTGGTGACATTTACACAAGGAAGCTTGAAGACTACCAATATACAGGAGCAGAAGAGATTAAACAAGAGGGATGCTACGGTATATCCATTGGCCTTACTGGCATGACTTATGATATCAGGCTGATTGACCTTGACGGCAGCGGTTTTACTGGAGATTTCATCTTCTGCAACGGAAGATCGATGAGATATTGGAAAGATGCCCGTTGGGACATAGACCTGGTTTCTTCTCAAAACACCGATTCTACACTGATATCCCATCCGGTTGGAGTTTCTGGCATAATGAATTACGGACATTATTTCAAACATAAAGGAAACGTAATTCAAAAAGCTGATAACAGTAGTGACAATAAATATGGTCTCAGTGGAGTGTACGACATAGGCGAATGGTATAATCAATCCAAGTTTAATGGATATAACTATGTGCGTGACGAAGGCAAGAGGAGAGAGTTTAGTATAGTAAGTTATGGCCAGACTTATAGAGTCGGAAACTGTTTCTGTCCGTTAATATGGGTTCTTACATATTCCGAAAAGCCAGAGTCTGCCGACGTATTACCTCTGCGTCTTATTAAGACCGGATATTACCAGAATTTTCAGTTGTTTGCGAAAGAACGTTATATCAGACTGCAATTCATGTATGAAGATGGCCTTGAAACAGGTTATTACCGCCAATCCGATCTTTATAAGTCAGATGCTACTGAAGAACAAAAGATTGCGGCAGTAAACGAATACTTTGGCACTAGTTTTGAGACATTGCCGGAGAAAGGTGTAAATGGTGTTGACTCAAGAGGAGTTGGCCCACGTATCTGTATATCACCTAAGGTAAACGGTGGCCTTTTGGTTGAAGGGTGCAAAATCCATGACAATGGCAGAGGAGGTATAACTGGCAGTTGCAATGACGTTGTTATCCGCAGATGCGAGTTTATGAAGCAGCAGTACAGGGCAACAAGCTCTGAGCAAGGTTCATATCCTGTATACTTTGAAGACAGTAGCAATTATCATATAGATTGTGAAGACAGTCCTGCAAACGCCGCCACCATAGAGAACTGTACTTTCTACAGTGGCAAAGACACAGGAAAGTTGCTGTTCAAAACCCTTTTTAACCTGAATTTCCGCAACAACACTTGCTATGGATGCCAGCTTGTCATAGGTAATAATCTGCGTACTAATTGTTCAGACAATGTCTTCGTTGGTACAGCATTAACTATGCCTGACAGTTCCTGGTTATATGGTGACTCAGCCAGTCTTAGCAAGTTAAGGATGACCCGCGTTGTCAATGAAAACAACAACCGTTATTACAGGTGTTCATCTCCAGGCTACAGGTCTCTTGCGAATACAGTGCATAACATTAACAATTGTTACATTGAAATTGATGATTTAAAGGGTGTTGAGTTTGATGACGGATCTTTGCATGAAGTTGTGAAAGAGTTCCTGAACGGCGATGACTACAAGAATCAGATTTTTGACGGCTGCACTATCAGGTTCCAAACAGACAACGCCAATCCGTATTTCTCTTACTTGAGGAACTGTCGTATTATCGGAGGTGACGGTTGGTATGTCAGCAGAATCGAGAACTGTGATCTTGTCAACAGTTCATTTAAAATCATCCATAATCTTGCTGGCACTGATGGAGTTTCAGCGCATATGTATATCAAGAACGTTCATGGACTCACTCTTAAAAGCAGATGTCATCCGTTCCTCTTGTCAACGCTTAGCCGTTCAGATGTCAACTATCAAGGAAACTTTCTTGACTACGTTGTCCACTACGAGAACTGTGACATTGATGTGAGTGAGCTGACTACAGACCTGCTTCAGGTTCTTGCTTTGGAACGCGTTTACAGGAATATTATTCTTGAGTTCAGGAATTGCAGGTTTACCGGCAGTGCATCCTCCACGAACCTGAGAGTCAGTGGTACATACAACGAAGGGACAGTGGTTCATGGATCCAAGATGATATTTGACGGCTGCTCTTTTAATCTGGATACAGATTACCTGTTTGGAGGAACAGTAGCATCCTCCAACCGATGGTTTGAGTTCAATGACTGCACATTCAGCACTGAGGGCTTTAAACTCGGTTCAAGCGGTATTGCGAATGTTGTCTGTGGTGGCAACGCTGGCAGCACTTCCAGCCGTCCCAGTCTAAGCAGACAAGGCTCTGTGTATTTTGATACTACAGGAAATAAGCCTGTGTGGAGAAAAAGCGGTCCTATGACTTTATCCGAAATAGATAATAATGGTGTTGAATTTGTCGATGCCACAGGTACTACAATTTAACAAAACTAATAACAGAACATTATGGCAGATAAGAAATATGTTGACAATGTGCTCGACGAGGATAATACCCGGTATTATCTCAAGGATTCCAAGTTGACTGAACGGTTTGATAAGTTCAAACAGGATGTTGAAGATGGCGCATATTCTGTAGTCCCCAGTGACTCTGATTCAGCGCGGAGTATTTATAACATAAACGAAAGTAGCAGTGGTTTTTTTAGAGTGTGGATTGGCACAAGAGAAGAATATAACAGTTTGTCATTTTTTGAATCCGATGTTGTGTACTTTATAGGAACACCAACAGGCGGTAGTGACCCGACACCAGAAATTCCAAAACACACTGTTACCAATAACATATCATCATCTTCTCATTGTTATTTCAGCAATAACGCAAGGTATGTAAATGACGGTGATTCATTTACTGGGACCTTTACAGCAGAGACTGGATACACTATGGTTAATGTGACTGTGAAGATAGGGACCACTTCTTACACAGTTTATAACTATGGCTCCAGCAATGTTTACGATGACGGTAATATGTCTTACACCGTTGATGAGAATTTTAATGGTATTCTTACAATCAGGCAGGTTACTGACAATATTGAGATATCAGCGACTGCCATTATTGTCCTGAAGAGTATTCGCATCATACAGGTATATCAAGAAGAACCAAGCAACAAGATTACATTGCGTGCAGATTTAACACCGTTCAATACCTCGCAGACCAATGTACGTTGGGGAATTCCTGACACAGCAACCTATTTTCGTTTGGACGCTAATGGCCTTACAGCCACGTTGAGAGTCCTTGAAGGCGCTGATGATGCCAGTGTTTCCGTTTCCTGCTCTTCCTTGGACAACCCGTCAATTAGCGCTCCAGATCATCCAATCACCGGAATTACGTATGTTACTCCTGAAATTCCTGGCCCAGATGAGCCTGTCAATCCAGAGGATAAGGTTATAGTATTTCCGTCTGCT